CTCCTCGTAGCCTGAGAACTTCACTTCCGGGGCCTCTTCTATCCAGACGATAGACACGCCATTGATTGACTTTACCTTCTCCGGCTTGTCCATTCCCTTGAAAAGAATCTCACTGCCATTTGGGAATCGAATGCGCAGCGGGGACTTGGTACACAAGACCTTGTTCTGTGCCTTCCCCTTGTTCTTCCACTCCCAAGTGTCACCGCAATATAGACCCCACTTTGAGACGATTTCAACGAGAAGTGAGTAGCACGAATCGAAGATTGTGTCGAAGACCTCACGAACGACTAGGCACTTCCTCTTTTCCTCGAAGAGCTTCAGAAGAATCTTGATAGCGACGTCATAGCTCTTACCGGAACCGTAGCCACCAATGAGAAGATAGGTCTCATAGTCCCAATCGAAGATAAAATCCTCGAATGCGGGCGCGACCTCGACGCTAATCTTAGTCATCACCTATCAGCTCATCCCAGTTGTCGGGCCACTCGTCTATGCTCGGCTCGTCATCTATCTGCTCTGAGGACTCAAGGCGCTTCCTTTCCGCCTTCCTTCGCTCAGCCTCTTCGCGCTCTTCCTTCGTGGCCTTTCGAATGGAAACGGACCGATTGACGTCATTCTGCCAATCCTCATCGTCATCATCCGCGTTTGACCCGGCGCGCGTGACCTCGATGTGAATCGACGTGTCCTCATCGAAATCGTCAAGGAATCCCTTTTGCGGGTCCCTCTTCCACTTGTCGGGGCAGCGGTTGTAAAGCCACGTCTGCGCCGCCGTGACGTTAGGCGGAACGTCCTCGGTCAGCTCCTCAGTCTGAGTCTCGACCAACTTGCCGTATCTGATAATCGAAGTCACCTTCACGCTCTTACGCGAGAAGCCAAGGGCGGACTTGAGTAGCGCCTTCTCCACGAGATAATCCGTTGTCATCTTCCCGTGGTCAAGCGCCTTCCTGATTTTCTCGTCGGAGTTTCTTAGGCGCTGATATTGCCCAATGGAAATCTTCATCTTCTTCGCGATTTCCTCGTCTGAGTACCCGTCTCGGGCCAGACCCTCAAGAAGCGCTAGACCTTCCTTCCTGCGCCACTTCTTGCGCAGATTCTCGTCAATGACCTTTGTTCTGTTGGTCGTTCTCGTTCTCGGTTGCGGCAAAACCTCAGCACCTCCCTTCTATAGCCCTCAGAGGCCCTGAGAGACGTTCTAAGACGTGAAAGGGTATCGCAGCAAGCAGCTCAGCTAACTGATAGATGTAAAGCCTTAGAACGCCTCTCACGGCCTCTGACGATATACAAAAGCCGATAGCCGGGTCTCCCCGGCTACCAGACGTCGAATCTACTATGTTTGTCTCTCCTACTCCGCCATCGTCGGAATCGTGAGAATGCTCTGCATTACGATAACGGCTGCGGGGAAGTCAAGCGTCATGCAAAAGTCGCAAGCTTCGCCGTACTTGTCGAATCCCTTGACGAACTCGACAACCTTGCCGCTCTCGGCGTCTACCTTGACCACTGCGAACCTGTCGACCATCTCTTGCCCTCCTAGGCTACTCGGCGGGGCCTCATCGCCCCTAGGGATAGTATGCCACGAATCCCTACCCGTTGCAACTGTTTTCTATGAGAATGTACTTGGTTTCTTTCGGATTCCTTTTGGAAACCCTTCCCCGACGCTCGTTGCGCATGAAGCAATCGTCAATGTCCCGTCTGAGGTCCGTGATACCGAAAGCGGCCATTAGGTCGCACACGGCTGTAATCACGTCCGCCGCTTCCATCCTCATATTCTCCACGTCACCGTACACGAAGGCGTGCTTCGCTGACTCCATAAGCTCCCCGGCTTCCTCAAGGGGTTTGACGGCTAGGGCTTTGAGCGAACCATAGGTGAGCTTCTGAGGGTCCACGACGCGATTGAGCCATCGGACGCTCTTGAGCCTGACATACTGCGAAATCATCGCTACCACGCCCCGAAGGCCGAACCAATTGCCCAAACCACGAAAGCGACCACGCCCGCCGTGATAGCGACGGCGCACACCGTCATTAGGAACAGAAAGGCCTTCGCAATGAAAATCTTGTACCCGTCCATAGCGTCTCCCCATCTTGTCTTGTCATCGTACGGCATGTCAGACCTCCAATCCCGGAATCACCATCTGACCCGATTCCTTATTCTTTCTCTCCAAGAACTCCTTCGAAGAATCGGCCAACTGACGCCAGTATTTCCCGCACGTCTTGGCCGCGCGGCCCATCTCCTCGTCAGAAAGCCTCTCGTGCGAAAGCACCTTGCGTGCCATCCTCGTTACGAAGGGCGCGTCAAAGGCGTTTATCCCCTTGCCGTTTCTTACTTTTGACGTCCCTGAGTGCTTCTCCGGGTCCGTCTGCAAGGAATACAGATAGACAAGCGCCGCCTCGACTGCATCGTCGCGCTCCCCCAAAAGGTCTTGGATGTACGCGCGCCACTCCCTGAGCGTCCTCAGACCCGTCATCTCTGCCCGCATCTCGTCTGTGACGTAAAGACCACCCATCGCAAACCCCTCTCATAGCCCCTGAGAGGCCTTCTAAGCCCCTGAGAGGTCCTGACCGGACACATACAAAAGAAGCGCCCTCTCGGGCGCTCCTAGGGCCTCTGGTTAGCTCATGCGACCCGTGCGCTCAAGCCAGTCCTCAAGGTCCGCGACGTACAGAATCATCTCAAGAAGCCGTGACTGCGAGACGTCGACCTGCCCCTCATCCCTGTCGACCTTGGTGAAGCGACGGCGCGGGACGGGTACGGAGTCATAGGACGTTCCACTCGCACGGTTGAAGGCCCGGACGAACCACGCGACCGCCGGAATAGCAAGGACTACCACGACCTCGCCGCCGCACGCCCAATGCCCGCGAACGGAAAACACGTACTCGCCCAGAAGAAGGCCGATTACCGGACCGGCTGCGAAAAGGATAGCCCCAAAAATGCGGGACCCGCCCGAAAAGAAGTCCCTCACGGACCAAACGACCTCGTGAACGAGAATACGCATTGAATCGAAGAAGTCGTGACGGTCGGCCCTGCTCTTGTTTGTCATCCGAAATCATCCTCTCTAGGAACTCACGACAATTGCCGTCTGCTTTGCCGCGACCGCTAGGGAATCAGCAAGTTCGTTCATCGGGTCCCCGTTATGGCCGCGCACCTTTTCCATCGCGAATCTGACTCTAGCACTACTGCCAATGTCACGCAAGAACAAAAACTGTTCCCAAAGAGCGCGATTTGCAATCGCATCGCCCATCTTGTTCTTCCAACCGTTTCTAGCCCATCCATCGACCCAAAGGTTCTTAATCGAATTGACAACATAGGCGCTGTCTGAGTGAATCACGCAAAGGAAATCGTCATCGAGATTATCTAGGCGGTTTGATAGCACCGCGCGCATCGAGAACACCACCGCCTGTAATTCCATCTCGTTGTTCGTGGTGCTCTCGTCATATCCCGTCTTGTATCTGACCTGACCGTCATTGTCCCTGAGCACCATAGCCCATCCGCCGGGGCCGGGATTCTTCGCGCAAGCGCCGTCCGTGTAGACGTCTACCCTTACCTCACTCATCCTTTGCCCTCTCCACAATCGAGCCTTTCTTTATCTCCACAAAGCCCATTAGGCACAGCTTGAGATACAAGTCATACATTGTATCCGCGTGTGCCGTGAAGAGCCACTTTCGAGAATTGATGTGATTCCTGCTGTCATACGCCGACATTCCCGCGTGATATGTGGTGTTGCCCTTGACGTCCGTGATTACGGTAATCGAACCGACATAGACGGCATACTTCTTTACGATTGAGCACAAAAAGCGCTCTAGATACGGAAATGGAACGTCACCCTTCTTACCCTTGCACCTCTTGGCAATTGGCCCAATGCGCTTGACTGATTCCTGCGCGCGCTCGCGCCAGTCACCCTCGGAAAAGGAAGACTCGCATATGGCCTTGATGAATCGAAGCGTCTCGTCACTCATCGGACTCACCCACCGCGAGAAGCCCGAAGGACTCGCAGAACATTTTGTAAATCGCAGAGCTACACTCATCGAGACAATCTAGGAATCGCTTCGCAAGCTCATATATCTCCCACTGAGCATGAGAATCGAACCTGAGCTTGATGAAATGATGAAGCTCCCTCAGATTCATCGTAACGACAATGGCTGTCTTGGTTGCCTCGGGAAGAACGAAGCGCGCGTCCTCGGGCGGAACTCCGTTGAGAAGAAGGCTCTGGTAATGGTTCGAAAGAATGTGCATCATCCTGCGATAGTTACAAAGCTGAACCGGGTCCATCTTGATTTTCGGCGGAATGACATACCAGTCATCACCCATAAGCTCATAGCGGTTATATCGCTGCGATTCCTGAGAGTAGCTTGCGAGACGGTGACGCACAAGCTGATGTGAGCAAGCGCGCGAAATGCCATAGACCTTAAAAGTAATCGAAGCGTGCTCGAATACGGACATGTGGCCGTTCTTCAGACAATTCCTCACCCGCTTGATTGAGACGTCATCCCTTCCGTAGCACGTACCAGCCGCACGGCTGACAACGTTCAGCATCTCGGGCGTGTGAGACATTACCTCGACCCTCATTCTCTTCCTTCTCTCTTTTCGTCTTTTGCCGATAGATAGCAGAAAGGGCCGGTCAAGGACCGAAACGGACTATTGCGCTAGTCGCTAAATGTCCCAATCGTCATCATCGTCGGAATCGTCATCGACGTCATCGGCCTTGGCGTCATCCGCCTCAAGCAGCTCGACGTAAAACTTCGCGGGCTTCTTGGGCGCGGCCTTGATTCCACGCTTCTTGCACTCCTTGAAGAGCTGCATAGCGTTCATGCCGGAATACTTGCCCTCATCCTCGTCCTCGGCGTCCTCGTCCTCGGCGGGGCCGCCGTCGCCGTCTCAACGGTGGTTCTTCTCGCCTGTGGGAGGGTGGGCGTGACATGCGCCCTCGAGTGCGCCGTGGTCGCGACGGGGATGCTCGCGGGCCTTTCCGGCCTCACGGTCACGCTCGACGCGCGGCGCCCCAACTTCGGCTTCTCTTCGCCCAACGAGGTCGTCAAGCGCGGGTTTCCCATGATGGAGGGCGTCGTGGTCGGCCTGGTCGTCTCGTTTGGGTGCGCCTTCGCGGCGTTTCTCGCTAGCTCCTCGCTCGGGCAGCTCGCGGCGGACGCCCTTAACGTGGGGGTGCCCGCGCTGGTTGCCGCCGCGGGCATGGCGGCGTTTCTGCGCGAGACGAGCGACGAGCACGTCTACGCGTAGGCGCGCAAGCGAGGGGCGGCCACGCCCGTGACCGCCCCTCGGCGTGTCCCTCGTGCGTTTCCGAGCGGGCCTACCTGCGCGAGGCGGCAAAGGCGGCCGCGCCGACGATGCCCGCGTCGTTGAGCAGCGTCGCGGGGTAGACGGGCGTCTCCACCTCAAGGTACGGGAAGAACTTCTCGTGCCGCTTG